GATGCGAGAGACCTGGCACAATAGATACATGACTACAATCACATTTACACAAGACGAATTAATCCTTCTAGGTTCAAGCGTTCTTCAGAACCTTTTTTCATGGCAGGACAACGCCGTGTCAGGAGACGCCCACGCAATCAAGGTGGCGGATGAACTTAGCGGACTTTGGGAAAAAGTCAAGGCGGCAATAGCAGAAACCCCGTAAAAGGGACACCCGCGCGATTTTTTTGGCGGGGGAAGCAACACACAGGCGCGACCAGGAATAAAACCACCCCACACAACTTCTAAGAAAACCCCAGGCGGCAGCACGTCTATAACGCGCGCGATAAAAGATAAAACCAACCCACACAGATTAAAGGAAAACCATCGCGCCGCCGCATACGCACCCGCGCACGCGCGCGCGATAAAAAAGATAAAAAATACACACAGAAGTTGCAGGAAAACCCTTCGCGCGAGGCACATGTTATAAATACGAGCGGCGCGCGATACGCACACACGCGGCGAGAAAGATTTTTTAGACACACGCGCGATTACATGAAACTTTCAGCAACATCGCGCCACGCGGAAAATACCAGAAACATCGCGCCCGCGCGACTCACACACGGAAACGCGCGCGATAGGCCGAGGAGGCACCTGGAGGGGGAGACTTTCGCCTCAACCCCTCCAGATGTTCTTGGGACTAACTAAAGTCCTCGCTCTTGTACCACTTCACGAAGTCCTCGAGGTCTTTCAACCGTTCGAGAAGTGTCACGTCTTGATTACTTGGGTGTCGAGCCCTCGAGTATTCAATCTCGAACCACTCGTCTCTCTGTTCTTTGCTTAGGTCGAGGATACTCATTAGTAGCCCAACCAACTGAGAACCGCTTGAGCGGAGTAAACCTTGCGAACCCTGTTCTCTGAGTCGAAATCCTCGACCGAGCAACCATGAGATCTAATCTCCTCAAGAGCACGCTCCCTCGTAATCTTTACACCTCGAGCGGACTCGAAGTAAGTCTGTGAAACTGTCATAATGCCTCCTGTAACTTTGACTCAAGAACCGTTCTCAAGCCTCACCGAGTCCGAGTCGCCTCGGGCTAGGTGAGCCTTGGAGGGGGGTTTCCCCCCCTCTGGCTCCACCCTCTAGAGGGTGAGTGGTGCTCCTGCCACTACTACCTTGTCTCGGCGGATAAACTCGCCAGTCCAAATGTTGCGAGCCTTGAGCACGTCGGCTCGGTGCTGCTCCTCGGTACGTACTACCTCGTACAACTCGGTGAGGTCTCCTGCCTCTGAGCAACGAGCCCTGAGGTTACGGATTGCCTCGGCAATCTCCTCGACACTCATCTCAAGGCAATTACCGAGGACTCCCTCGATGGTCATCTCGCAACCGCATGCTCGAGCCATTGTCTGAGCATTCGTGGCTCGCTCGGTGAGGTGGTGAGTCTCCCATTCTCCGCTATCATTCTGGACTCGAGCCGTCACGTAGAGGGTGAGGGTCTGGTCTGAGCCGTCATGCCCTCCAGTCTGGCACTCAAGTGAGAACGTCAGGATTACGAGACGCCCTCCGATGAGTGCGAGGGTCTCCAGTTTCACAGCGTTACCTGAGTGACGGCGTGAGGCGTCCTCCTCGACTACACTCCACCCTCCGTTGAGTAGGCGTGAGACGTACTGTCTCTGGAGTGCCTCTCCCTGGAGTGGTGACTCCAGAATCTCAGCGAGCAGAGCCTTAACTGAGCGCTCTCCTGCCGAGACAATCTCTCCGAGGTGCGCTCCAGTCTCCTGAGTGAGCAAGACTCGCTCGCCCTCTCCGTTAGCCGAGATGAAGTACTGACTCTCAACTACTGGAGTAGAAAATGGAACTCCGCAACTCTTGCGAGTACTGCCGTTGGTACGTGTCCGTGCCATGTAATGCCTCCTAATGCTCTCCCTGAGGGGGCTCCCCCCTCGGGTTCTCAGGGCTCCTTGCCCTGATACTCCCACTCTACTGGCTCCAGCCGAGTGAGACCGTACACAGCGCGTGCCCGCGCGGTGCTACCGCACGTGAATTTTATACCCTAATATAGGAACATACGTTCAAACACTTGACAAGGCATAGGGGGTACCCTAGAATTTTTTTATGGCCACATGCGTACGAATTTTTGACCGGGCGGAATTCCCATTTACCCAATGGTCACCTGCTAAGAACCTTGATGAAGTCAAGGCAATTTTTAACACGACCAACCTACCAGGTAAGCGCGAAGTTATGGCGTTTATTGCCGGGGGTTCGGTACTTGAAATTAACGTATGGGGCGAATCGGGACGATACAAATCCCTTTTTGCAGATTTTGACGATTACATCGTTAACGAAGATGGACTACCGCGCATATACAAGCGCGAAGACTTTAATGCTAAATTTGTAACACGCCTAGGTAAAAATTTTTTGGAGGGGGTGGGGATGGAAGTCAACAACCTTAATAAGGCTATGGACGCCAAATCAGACGCCATAGAAGCCAGTTTAAACAAGAAGAAGGGTTGCGACGGTAACTGCAAGTGTAAGAAGAAAAACACACCGCCAGAAACCACAACCTTCCACATTAACGAATCGTTTGACGAAGATGCTTTCCTAGCCTTTATTGGACCTAACGCTATATGGACCATCCAGTATCGTTTCAATAACGGTAACCGCTTCTTTGACAGTATTAACGTCTATAACCACAATATGGACGGGGCAGTAATCAAGCCTGGCGATACCATCATTAAGTTGGGGAAGAAATACTTCCACGCCCCTAACACGCACTAGTCATGTTGTACGTAGTCGGGATGTTGCTGTTCGCATTTGGGATTCTAGCCATGTATTTGGACCGCTAGGTAGACGTTTTTTAAATCCGGGGGGACTACCCTAGTCCAACACGCACCCAACGCCGTACACCTTGCCACCGTCATTGCCATATACATATATACCGTACATACGATTAATAGATGTGTCGGTATAAGCACACCATTCATTTAGCAACGCTAAATACCCCAATATGCCAATTTTGAAAAAAATTTTTGATGTGGCCCTCTATTGTGTTGAACAAAAGTTCAGTGTAGGGGTTTGGTTTGTGTTTGTTTAGGAATTGTATTTAGTATTGTTTAATACAAAAGTGGGGGGTGCCTATATACAATTGTATATTACCCCCGATTCGCGGGTTAACGAATCGTTTTGCGGATTGCTTCGAAGACGTGCTGTTGGCGCCGTGCGTCAAGTACAGTTAGGTTCAACTTCTTGTAGTTCAGGTACAGTTGTTCTTCAAGTTCGTCCAACTTGCGGTGGAATGTCTTGGTTCGCATGAACATCATAGGTCTTCGTCCTTTTCTGGGTCGCACATATCTGCTATTTCTTTAAGTATACCGCGGATTTTTTCTAGGTTCTGGTCCATAGCCCAGAAGTCAACAATGTAGTCAATGTCGTCAATCCTGGGACTGTAGTTGTCGTCCATTAGATTTCCCCGCATTCTTTGGCGGCATTTCTGCCGTTTCCTTTTACAAATATAAGCATGTGTTGGTGCCCGCGTCCAACCTTTCGGGAAGAACGCATTTGTTTTTCCGAACGGATGGCTAGGGTACCAACGGGGTCCACAATAATCAAGTCGTTGTACAGTTCGCAACCTATTTCACGCATAACATTTACCGTGTCGGCTACAAGGCCGTAGTAGTGACCGTCGCCCTTTTGGATTCGTGCGTCGCTAATTACAATGCCAATGAATCGGTCGTTCTTTAACTGCTTTACTGCTGCTTCGAAGATTTCCTTGTATTCCTTTAGGAACTGGTCGTAGGGCATGTTAGAAAGGTCTTGTGGGTCATCGCTGTAGACTTCTAGGTCCGCATAGGGTGGGCACGTAAAAATGAAGTCGTAACCTTCAGGCTGCCCCCCCAAAATTTTTTCGGGCATTTCTACGTTAAGTGGTGCGTTGAATGGTTCTTCGGGGTAGATGTTGCCCTTGAAACTTTCGTCAACAATAGAATCAATACCTGCGCCGTTGGTAAATTCTTCCTTTAGAAGTTCTTTGGCTTTTGAAAGACAGTGTTCATAGAAGTCTTTATTAAACTGGATTACTTCCAATGCAAAAAGGTTTAGGTATTCCTTTACGCATTTTTTGCAAGAACCACACCGCCCAGGAAGGATTTCACCAAATTTGGTTTCATTGGCTTTTTTAGTTTTATCACGGAAACGCATTTGTGACATGCAACCATGCGCAAAATTGATTAATCCTTCACTAGCAACAACATGTATTGATTCTGTGCTGTTTTTTAGGTACTGGTGAAACTGCAAACCAGGAAACCTGGATTCAAGGTGTTGATGAAAAAGTTCTACTGATTCTGGATTATCCGACCAATCAAGTGTCCAATTTGCTGAAGTAATGTCGTTAGAAAAAACCCCCAAGGTGTAATGGGAACCACCGTATTCCATCATACGGCCAATCATCATTTCGGTAATAACCTGGTTTTTGGTTGGCATTTCTACAAAGCCGTTTTTTGCACCGCTAATAGAAACTTTATCAACAAATAATGGCATGTTCATCTGGTCTGCCGCTTCCTGTGCCCATTTAAGTTCATCAGGCCACGCACGATTGATTCCAGTTATGTGGTAAAGAATTACTTTAAAACCTTCATTCCTTGCTTTAATTGCGGCAGCCATGCCATCCTTGCCGCCAGAAAAAGCAACCCACATTGTTCCGTTATCAACTGCGGTAGAAAAAACGCGGTTTGGTTCTGTTGACATGTTAAAGGAAGAAAGTTGATATGCATACTGAAGGTATGGAACCATTGAAACTGGCACGTTATGCCAGTCATTACGCATAGGGATTGAAGATGTTGAATTATAAAGGTCTACGGCTTCAAGAATAAAAGGGTTATTGGAATTCACAGACATAATTGGCCTGTCGTCATGCGAAAGGGCAATATGATTTGGCCCTTCAGCAACTACAGCGCTATTGCGAATATCGCTAGTAATCCATGTTGGTGGAAATTCCGAATTAGCAAGGTCAATCTGGTCGTAGTTTGATTGAACCTGTTCGGGGCGAATGTCATAACCAGTGTATGAACGGTTTAGTTGTGAAGCAACGATTCCGCGAACGCTACCCCCAGCAAAGGGGTCAAGAATGCTTCCACCTTCGGGGCTAAACCAGCGATAGGCAACTTCGCAAATAACTGGGTCGAATACAGAAGTGCCAACTTGTTCTTCGTTTTCCGTTATTGCGTTCAATGAAACCTGACCCGTGTACGCAAGGTTTTCATTGCGACCAACTTCAGAACGCATACCCATTTGAAGCCAACGTCGTTTACGATTCTGCCATTCACCCTGGCGTCTATCCAGTACAGAAAATGGTGGTACTACAAATTTATCGGCAAGTGATACAGCAGGCTTTTTTTCCACTTCAAAAAGCGTTGCGTTTTCAAACATGTCCACTTTATGGTCCTTCGTGTATAGGTGTGTTAACTGTTTTGTTTTTCTTTTTCCACTGAATTGTGTTCTTCATGTAGATTGGTGCATAAAAAGCACTTGCAAAAACAAATCCGTATTGCTTTTGAATCAAGCCGTAGATTACCCATAGGAAAGCGTTCGTAAATAGAATTAACCATGCCCACCAGTATTTCCTACCAATTAGGTAGGCACCGGTAAGACCAACGCCTTCAAGAACAAACGACCACATTAGTTAACTAACATGTCCCAAATAAGCATCAAAAGTGCACCAGTAACAACACCAATGGCCCAGGTCAATCCAAAAGTAATATAGAACATTAGTTAATTTCCCTTCTTAAGCCCTGTTGCCAAGCAACGTCCAAATGCGAAGAACTTTACTATTGGGGTCTTCGTCATAAGTGTGAATAATTTCAAGAATGTCAGCGTCTTGTTTGTCGTAAGAGTCAAGTACCTTGATTACGTCGCAGGGGTAGGACTCGCCGTCATAATTGCACTCTCTTTCTTTCCAAAGAAAATGCCTTTCTCGTATTTCTTGACGTTCTTCGGGGGTCATTACTTCCACGCCCCACAAATACCGGCAAGTACAAATAAGAAAAATGCTATGGCGCCAACTAAAGAAATGTGTGCAACCCAGTTGATTATTATATTCATTATTTTAATGTACCATACTTTTGGGGGTCGGAATAATAAAGTTCTATTCTTCGCTTTGCTACTTCTGTTTGCTGCGTAGAAATGTCAACGCAAATATAAGACCGTTTGTTTTCAATTGCTGCCTGGGCAGTTAAACCAGTACCGCCAAACGGGTCAAGAACAAAATCACCTGGACGGCTGAAAAGATTTATAAACTTGTGCGCCCAACCAATGGGATAGGTGTCACCAATTGAACCAAATGCTACATCGCCTTTGGCAAGTTCTTTGTCCAATTCTTGACCTTCATTTGATACAAATTCAGTACCCCAGTTCTGCTTAAGAACCCTTTCGTCAAAATAGTGGTTAAAGTTTTTCTTTGAAAGGTGAATCCAAAAGTTGTGATAAGGGTTTATGTTTTCATAGACGGGTGTATCAGGATTTCTGAATTCAATAAACATTTCAGAACTACTGTAATCCCAGTAGAAAAATCCACGACAAGCAAGGTTAGTTTTTTTTAAGACTTCAGAAACGTAGTGGTAGGGCGTTCCAGCACCAGCAACATCGCCAATGCAAATAAGAATGTTTCCATCGTCAGCAAGAACGCGTTCCATTTCCTTTGTCGCTTTGACAAGTGACTTAACAACTTTTTTGTGGTCGGGAACAATAATTTGTTTGTCGTGTTCACCACCATAACGGTCACCGGAAAAGCCAAAATACGGCGGGTGCGTAACTATTAGATTGATGCTTCTACTGTCTAAATCCAGTTTTAAAGCATCACCAAGAAATATACCGCTTCGCATTAGCGTCCATCATCCCAGAATGGCCTTCTTGGTGGTGCTGGTGTTAAAAGTTCAATATCGGAAGGATTTTCTACAAGAACTTCATCAATACTTGGCCATTCAACAATAGGCCAGTCGCGACTGTTAAAACCAACAACACGACCAATACTTGTACTTAATACTACTTCGTCACCAACTTCAAATTGATTCATTGTTGTTCCAATCCCCAGCGGCATTGTAAAGTGCCTGGTTAATATATTGTGTTGGTCGCATGCCTTCTGCTTTTGCAAAAGAACGTACACGTGACCATTCTTCTGTTGAAAAATCAAGTGAAACCTTGCTGTAGTACTTTTTTTTCATCTTGCGCGGAACCCTGCGCGGTGCGTTCTTAATCATTGTCGATAACCGCAAGGATGCCATCACTGGTGACGGTAACGTAAGGTTCGTTGTCAATTTCGATTCCGTAGGCTTTTTCTTTGCTGAAAACAACCATGTCGCCAACTTTAATGTCCATAGGAATTAGGACGCCAAACCTATTGGTTTTACCAGGACCCACAGCCATTACTTCACCCTGATTCGGTACAGGCTGCGAAGATGCTGGGATAATAAAACCGGAATCGGTTGTTTTGTCGCTGTGGTCCAGTTTAAGGATTACACGGTCTTCAGTCGGCGTTGCGTTCATTGTTTTCCATTTCTTCTAAAAGACTTTTAATATCGCCTTCAATGGCTTTGTATTCTTCAATTGGCATTATAACAACAGAACAATCGTCACGCAAGAAATACTGAATATCTTTTAAAGCCTGAACATAACCACGGTGCCAGGGTCGGTACCAAGGCGTTTTGCCTGATGACATTATTTCCGCCCAAAGAAGTGCCTGTTGTAATTTGTCTACACGTTTTACCATGTCACTACCCCAACCACATTGGAAGGGTGCAACGGTAATTTCCTAAAACCTTTTTAACACGATGAAGGTGTTTGTACTGGTCCCAGTTGTGTGACCAATGATTGTCAGGGTTTACAGGGTCATCGGTAAACCAAATGAAACTGCCCTTTACTGGTTTGTACGAAATGTTTAAGTTCGGGAATTCAATTTCCCCGCCTTCAAAGTTATCGTTAAGGTAAAAGATTCCCGAATATTTTGCGCCATGTCCCTTAATTTTTGGGTCAGCGTTATCCACGTGCGCAGTTCCTGATAATCCTGGGCGCCAAATACTTAGGTCACCATCCATGCGCGGGTATGGGCCGTCGTTGTATTTTTCCTTTACCTGGGAACAGAAGATTTCGTAGCACTTTTCAATAAAACGCTTATCTTCTTCTTCGGGTTCTTCAATAATAAGGATTTGTGGTTCGTCAAAGAATGCCTTAAGTTTAAATTCTTCGCGAAGCCTTATAAGTTTTGCCGAAAAGTAATCACAATCTTTTTCAGGGATTGCATCCTTTAAAAGGTGTACACCTTCAGCAAGTTCGGTCATTGCTTGTACCAGTTTGGCCCATATGTATCGCGACGGTAGCAAATAATAGCGCCAATGTTGTACACAGGCATGTCAATAAGACTGTCTTCAACAGATTCATTCGTCATTGGCGTTCCGTAACGAATGTGGTTTTTAATTCGGTGAAGTTTGTCATTCATGCGAATCAAGGCGCCTACCCATCCAGGCGTTCCGAATTCCGCACTAGCAAGAACATTTGCCCAACTATCTTCTGGGCTTCCATAATCCTTGGATTTGCGGTCGTGCATTTCCTTTAGTTCTATAAGAACTGCTTCAAATTCAACGTTGGGGTCTAAGGTAACTTTTTTCATAATTTCTTTCTTTATTTGTAAGATTTGCGTTGCCACTTTGTTTTACGGTACCAGTCATGGGCGCTTTTGGTTTCAAGTTCGCGTCCTTCATGTGCTAACCCCTTGACTTTCTTGCTTTCCCAATCTTCACGCAAAAAAGGTATAATTTGTAGAACTGGTGTTCCTTCTGGAATAAGACCTTCAAAACCTTCTTTTAGGAAGAAGGGAATATTTCCGCCCATCAGTGGGAAGTCATTTTCCATAACGCCAGAAAGCGTAATAAATGGCAATTCAAAGCGATTCATTGGGTGTATGTACAATGCGCTGTACCCTTCAGGAAGACGTACGCAGGCGCGCGTAGTCCATGTCCAATAGTAGGGTTCGTAACCATGCGGAACCGGCATGGGGTCTGTTTGAATTTGATGCCTTGCGCTTACCCCATCCCCTTCAATGGCATAACGAAATATTGGAAAACCCTGTGAACGGTCGACGTAAATGTCAGTGTTAAGCGTAACATAATAACCGGTTGTCATTGATTCCAAAAATGGAAGACAGTGTTTTGCCGACATTGTGTTTGTATCACCAGGAATTACAACATCCCTTGGAATTTGCTTATACCATTCAGGTATTGCAGTTCGTGCTGAAACTACTTCATTGTCAAATCCGTGAAGACTTTCCCACTCAAGAAGTTTTCTTTTAGACATAATTTCCTTTCATTTATTGGCTGGCAGACTAGGACTCGAACCTAGAACGAGGGATTCAAAGTCCCTAGTGTTGCCATTACACCATCTGCCAAATTGCTGGTCAGGTAGGACTCGAACCTACAACCACCTCATTAACAGTGAGGTGCACTGCCATTGTGCTACTGACCAATGCGAATTAACGCAAACGCTTCTTTGGTTCAGGATTTTTTTCTGACTTCTTGGGCGCCCGTGTAGTTTTTGATTGCGCAGGTGCAGGTGCGGGTGCAGGTGCAGGTTGCGCAAGTTGTCCCAACTTTTTGTCCAGTACTTCCAATTTTGTAAGAATGCTGTTAATTTCTGCTTCTACGTATGAAATGTAGTTTTCTGCCTTGGTTGCGTACTTCCTTAGCATTGCTACCCCACCGCCAGCAGTACCGGCCCAGGCAACCGCAATGGATACGATTGATGATGTATTTGACATTTTTATCCTTTGTTTTAGGGTGTGCGCAAATTCCCATCTGGGCACACGACAACATACACCCAAAACGCGGCGCCGTCAAGTTTTAATCCTTGCTTTTTTAAAAGTGCCGTATAGCCTTTTGGTATGAAATATTTTACAGAAGTTGAAGCGACACAGCACGAACCCACACCAATGCTGCATGAAGACGCCACGCGCAATTTCTGCAATATCTGCCAACTTCCCATCTACCGACCCGCTTATACGAATTGGGTGCATGATGGCGAATAGCGCTGAACTTGACCGTGTAAATGCTATTTTAGACCGCATTGACATTCTTTACGGCCTTGAAGGAATTAATCCCATTATGGTTGACTTGCTCAACCAAATCACGTATGATGTTGAGTGGATGTGCGACAGGCTTGGACTAGCCTGGTCAACAATCCACGCTTATCAAGAAGAATTAAGGCATCTTTACAACGAAGGAAAATAATGGCACTAATAGCGCTTATCGTGTATGTCTTGGTTGCCATTGCCCTTTTTGTCCGCTATTTTCAAATTGTCATGCGGGCACGCAAAGACTGGCAGGACCAGGAAATTGAACTAAAGGTTGAGGATTACATTAGCCGTATGGTTGGCGATGCCCTTCTTTGGCCTTGGTACGTTATTTGGTATGGAATTAAACAATTTGTACAGGAACTTAAATAATGGACGTGCCAAAGGTAACCGCTTCTATGTTCTACAAGAAGGAAAATCCGGTAAAAACCGAATGCCTTAAATGCGGAACGGTTTGCGAAGATGACAGCATTGCTGTTACAAGCGAACAAGTGTTCGATGAAAAGTCTAAGAAATGGGTGGAATCACGCAGAACAATCCGTGCCACCATTTCAACAACCTATGTAAAACTTAACGAAGGCCAAAAGTGCCTATGCGGACGAACTGACGAACATCTTCACAAGAAGTGTTTTGTCTGTGGATTTTACTGGTCTAGCGAAACTTTGTCAGGTTACCTTGACACCAATGCCGGTAAGATTGACAGGATGATTACAGAAGGTGAGTAAGGCACGTGCAAAAGGAACCAGTTTCGAAACTGCAATCGTACGCTTCCTTAATGAAAGTGGTTTTCCTGACGCTGAGCGTTGGGGCAGTAGCGATATGGCACTTGGTGACATTCGAAACACGCCGATGGTCCTTGAAGCGAAAAACCACAAAGCAATGGCCTTATCAGAATGGTGCAAACAAGCCGAAGTTTCCGGAAAAAAAGCCAACAAACTTTGGGCAGTAATACACAAGCGTGCCCGTACTGGCACAAACAAGTCTTACGTTACGATGGAACTTGAACAGTTTGTAGTTTTGCTAAAAGCGTATAATAAATCCTTGACAGACTAAGTTTTTTTACATACGATAGTAGTTAAGTGGGCGCCAGGCGGCGTCCTTTTATATTTAACGGAGTCTTTTTGTGGCAAGGAAACTAAACCGTCGTTCTCAACAGCGTTTGAAGCGAATGGTCGAAAGTCTTGAAAATATCAACAAATTTGCTGCAAAGTTGCGACTTGAAGATTTAGAAGAATTGGTTCGTAGGGATTCTGTATCCATCGATTCTTCAAACAGTTCTGGTTCTGGTTCAAACCTAGCCATTGCCCGCACAAGCGGAAAACCTGAATCTTCATCCGTAGAGCGTGCTGTTATTGCCAAAGTTGAAGGCAGACAACCGCGTGACCCAGTTCGTGAACAGGTCAAAAATATAGAACGCTTAATTATCAAATCCGAAGAAAACCTTCGGCAAATCCACCAAAGTATTAACTTTCTAAAAGAAGGCGTTGAAGCAAAACGCAGTCGTGTAACAAGCGAACCATGCGAAATCTGCGTGGTTCTTCCAGCGGTAAAAACAGCAATGTGCATTCCCTGCTACTCTGAATGGGTAGACGAAGGCGCACCTGACCGTTTCAAATGGAAGGCATATAAGCGACAATTAACGGCTTCTGACGGGATTCCCCTTGTAACGGACCAACCACCTGCAAGGCACCCAAAGCGAAATACTTGACAAACATGAAAAGTGCTGTAATCTTATGGTTAATAGTCGCCATCATTGTACCCCTGATAAGGTGTGCAATTGTGCCCCAAGTGAAGAAGAACTTTACTTACTGGGCTTTGAAAAATGGCAGGTTTCTATAATGAAGAAACTGCCCCCCGATTTACAATGGGAAGCCCACGACGAATTTATTCGCCGTTTAATGTCCAACGATTCTAACGAAGAATTTCGTTTCTAAGGAAAAAAATGGCCAACGAAGAATTTGAAGGCGAATTTACAGAACTTATCAACAATGGCCTACACGGCCTTGTTGGTGCAAGTGAAATTGAGGCACGTGAAATCCTAGGAAATGAACGGTACGAAAAGACTGTTGCCTGGATTGAAACGAACAACGCCCTTATACTCGCTGATGGCGCATCAAAAATCAAATACACCGAAGCAGTTTCATTCCTATTTACTGCTATTGGTTTTACCTTTTTGACCGCTACTATCATGGGGATTGCCTGGTCAATTTACTTCTGGGTTAAGTAATGTCCAACTTTGGTAAGTTCATTTCAAATTCAGTTGTACCGGAAACGGTCGACGTTTTTGGCATTCTTGGTTATGAACCACACGAACGCCAGAAAGTATTTCACACCGCTTCAGCAGAACGAATTGATGCCATTCTTTATGGTGGTGCCGCTGGTGGTGGAAAAACTGCTGCGTTCCTTATGGACGCCCTTTGGAATGCCGCCAATTTCCCAGGAATTAAAATCGGTTGTTTTCGTCGTTCTTACCCAGAACTTGAAGAATCATTTCTAGCCCAGTTAGCAAAATGGGGCTATGCCAAAGACCTTGGTGCAAAATGGAATTCCACCAACAAGGTGTTGAAGTTTGCAAATGGTTCTGTAATTAACTTTACTTACGCTGAAAACCTAGTTGACGCATCCCGTATCTTGGGTGGTGAATACCAGGCTTTCTACATTGACGAAGCATCACTTATGCTTCCCCAGGTTATTCAGCACATTGAAGAACGTCTTCGTTCTGGTAGCAAATTGGTACCCGTTATCGGTTTGCGTCTTGCTTCTAACCCAGGTGGCGTTGGCCACAAATATCTTAAAGACCGCTTTATTAACCCCACACAGCGTGGTAAAAAGCGTCACAAGGAATTAACAGAAGGCAGCAGTTACAGCCGTGAAGTCTGTTATATCCCTGCAAAAGCAACCGATAACCCCCACGTTAACGAAGGGTATGATGCGGTTCTTAATTCAATTCCCGACCCACAGCGTCGAGCCGCAATGCGTGACGGCGACTGGGATGCAATGGTCGGGCAGTTCTTTGAACAATGGCAATATTCTAAGCATGTTGTCAAACAATTCCCCATTCCACCAGAATGGCCAAAGTACGCCGGAATTGACTATGGATTCAGGGACCCATTTGCGGTCGTTTGGATTGCCACTGACAATGATGGAAGAATTTGGGTTTACCGTGAAATCTGTGTAACTGGCGTAAATGCTGACGACCAGGCAAAGATAATTCTTGAAACAGAACATTCGCACGGTGAATATGAAGTCATTCGCGTTGCAGACCCTTCTATGTGGGGGTCACGCGGTACACCAATGTCTATTGCAGACATTTATGGAATAGAAGGCTGCGGCATTATGAAGGCCGACAATGACCGTATTAACGGTTGGTCGCGCGTTCACCAATACCTAAACGATGCGCCTGCATGTGATTTGCACCGCAACATGGGTTGGGAAAAATGCCCAATGCTTCATGTCTTTGAAGAAAGTTGTCCACAGTTTGTAGAACAAATTCCTTCACTTCCAAGAAGCGCCACAAAGCCTGATGATGCTGAAACAAGGAATGTTCCCGACCACATTGCTGACGCCCTTCGGTATGTCTGCATGTACGCCGGTAACTACGCACGACCAATTATTTATGAAAGTAATCCTGTCTTTAATACTGGGCTACCTGATACAATGGTTGCTGTTATGGAAGATGAATCACAACCCCTACAATCACCCAATTTTGGAAACATGTTTGTTGGTGACTTTTCGCTTCCCTTCAACTAAAGAAAGAAATCTGTAATGCCTATTACATCTTTTAGAAGGGGACTCGAAGAAGCGGGTGCTTCCTTCGATTTACAAATTGAAGAAGCCCGTCCTAAAAGCGGACCAAAGCGCGCTGGTTATGCAACCGGCGTTCCACTTGGTGGAACTTCTGAACAAAACCCTGGTGAAAGCGTAACTGCGGGAACACTTGACCGCCCTACTTTCATGCAGCAACTTATGCAGGCTTACCTTGCTTGCACATGGGCATCTGCTTCTGTTGACACAATTGCCCGTACAGCCACCGCTGGTGGGCTTGAAGTTACATACATCGGTGGTGTCACTGGTGAAAACGTAACGCCAGAAGCACCAGAAGAAGTTAAAAAGATTCAAGAACTTCTTAACTACATAAATCCAAAAGATGACGTTCGTCAATTGATGCGCAGTATTGTTACTGACCTTCTTATTTTTGGTGATTCTTTTACTGAAGTTGTATGGACAATGGGTGAACCTGTTGCCCTTTACCAACTTGACCCACAAACAATGACAGTTATTGCCGACGAGCATGGTGTTATTAAGGGATACGTTCAAAAGACTGCTACTAATCGTATTGCACGATTTAAGCCAAATGAAGTTATCCACGTCAAGTTTGATTCACCAGGCGACACCCTTTACGGTGTAAGCCCAACGCAGAAGAACATTCTGCCTATTACTTCTTGGCTTTTTACGGCTGCTTTGATTAAGGAAACGATGAAGCGTGGTGACCCAATGCGCGCCCACGTCGACTGGCCACTTGCCCTTCCTGAATCAGAAATGAAGCGCCTACAACAGCAGTACGCAACCCGAAACCTTGGTGCCCGTAACATCGGTAACCTTTTTGAAACCAAGGGTGGCGCAATCGTTAATGAAATGGGTGTTAACCAAATTAATAACTGGTTAAGCACACTTCAGCAACGTCGTGACGAAATTCTTTCTGGCTATGGTGTTCCACCATCAAAAGTCGGTGTTGTTGAATCAGGCAACATCGGTGGTGGTACGGGAACATCACAAGACAAGACCTTCCGTGTTAACACCGTAGGTCCAATTCAGGAACTTGTTCTTGAAAAGTTTTCATTCGCACTTCTATACCAAGCACATGGCATCAAAGACTGGACATTGAAGTTCGGTGTTGTTGACTGGCGTGACGACGAAGTTATTGAACAAATTCGTGACCAGCGTATCCGCAATGGTTCATGGACTATTAACCGCGCCCGCGCAGACATTGGCGAACCACCAATTGAAGGTGGCGATGACCCAATTCTTGTTGACCGTCAGAACATGGTTCTATGGTCAGACCTTAAAGAACTTTCTACGGCAAACCTTAATATTGCCAAGGTTCAGGGAACGCCACAAAACGCTATGCAAGGTCCTACAACGGCACCAACAAGCAACGTTAGTGGTGGAAAGGCCGCAGTCGCTGCTAAGGAACCAAACAAACTTCTTAAGAAGCCACGAAACACTGGTAAGGCTAACAAAACAATCGAAACGGTTCAAGAAGATGAATAACGAAGAACCAAATGTTTCTACTGAAGGTGGAATCACTAACGTTGATTCTTTCCCACAGGTTGACCAAACAAAGCCAATTTTTAACTTCACCCGATACAAGGGAATGACTGCCGCCAAGGCCGCAGCATTGGTATCTAAAGAAGTAGGCTAATGGGTAACTATTTAGGTCGTGCTGCATCCTATGCAATGCACAAAAAGTATCCATCTGGTTCGCAGACTGCTGCACAGTTGGCTGCGGAACGTGCAAACCTTAAAGCCGCCCGCGCGGCCCGTGGTCAGATGCGACACACTAAGTCAGTCCCATATCACGGCCTAAGAAAAACCACCATTAAAATGCGCGAAACCGGCGCAGCAGCGCGTGCATTCAATATGCGTGAAATAACGACAATGAAAGCCCACGCAATGGGTATTCGTTTCATGCGCTATCAAACACGTGCGCGTTTTAAAAAACCAAGCATTAGTGGTATTCCAAAAAAGTTTGTAAAAGAAGTAGGTTCAAGTCGTGCATACGGCAGAACCCAATGGGGCCGAACAAGGCACCACGGATTTAGAAAGCGTTTATACAAACGTCAACACCGCCTAAAGCAGGTAAGTCGTTGGAAGTTTCGTGGAAAACGTTTTACACCAAGATGAAAATTAGATTATGACAGACAGTTTTTCACCACCAGCACAAGTTCGAAGCAATGCTGCGCGTTCATTAGAACTGCGCAAAAAGCACAATCGCGGCATGACCGCGGTGGGTGTTGCGCGTGCACGCGACCTTTCTAATGGTAAGAATATTTCCGCTGACACCATCAAAAGAATGCACTCATACTTTGCACGTCACGAAGTTGACAAAAAGGGCAAAGACTGGGCAAACGCTTCAAACCCTTCCGCTGGCTACATTGCTTGGCTTGGCTGGGGTGGGGATGCTGGTCGTTCTTGGGTCAATGGAATTATTAAAAAACTAGATGCCAAAGAATCCCAGGAGACAAACATGGCCTCAACTAAGGCAGCCACTATTCGTGGTATTTTTCTAAAGCCCGGTCTTTCAAAAAACCGTCGTCTTTACACCCGCGGGAACATCGCAAAGGCTGTAGAGCGTATGCAAAGCCAGATTGAATCTGGTAATGGAATGCCATTAAACATGGCTACTAGCCACGCAGCGGCCTTTCAAGACGACGCAACTTCAACTGTTGGTCGCATTACTAACGTAAAACTTCTTGCTGACGGTTCTGCCATGTTTGAAGCAGAAATTGCAAACACAGCCCATGGCCGTGACGTTGCAAACCTTGCTGCAGGAAAGTTCATTAAGGGCGTTTCTATTCGTGGTGAATGGCGTGGCAATCCAGAAACGGTTGTACACACTGACGGTCAAGAAGCAACTACTGCTGACGACCTTGCTATTCACGGCATTGACTTCACCAACAGCCCTGGCGTTGAAGGTGCAGAAATCCAATACGCTTCCCTTGCGGAATCACACAACAAACTAGCAATTTTTGAATCGGTTGAAACTGTAGAAGTTATTTCCCGTGACGAAGAATTAGTTGCCCACGAAGCCGCTGAAGTAATTCGCGATGCAGTGGAAGAAGCGGTTGAAGAAGCCGTAAACAAGATTTTTGAAAAGGACGCATCTAAGCCTTATGGCGATGTTGCCTACGCTGACCCTGGATACCAGAAGGACAAGCAAAAGCGTTATCCTATCAATGGTGCCGGTCACGTTCGTGCTGCTTGGTCATACATTAACCAAGACAAGAACGCCAAACTTTACACTGCTGCCCAACTAGCGCGTATTAAATCACGCATTAAGTCTGCGGCAAAGAAGTATGGTGTAAACATTGTTAGCGAACAAGAACAACTTGCTAACGATTTCCAAGAAATTCTAGAAGCCTATGCTTCTATTTCACTTGTTAACGACTATGATACAATTAATATCAGTGGTCAAACAAATGACCCTCACAAACTAAGGATTGTTGCCAACCGTATTGCTTTTGGTGCCATTGCTGCTATGCACGCAATTGACCCAGATGACGATGGCGACATTTACCTATCTAAGCCTGACTGGTCACAGGTAGATGCAACCGGCGATGCTGGTGGCATGGGACCAGAGGATGAAGAAATGACAAACGACAACAACATGGAATGCTCTGAATGCGGCGCTGCTGCTATGGAAGACGCAATCCATTGTCACATGTGTGGAGCGCTATTGCCAGAATCAATGACGGCAAATGCGCTCGGCTGTGGCAACTGTGGCACATCTACGCCACAGGACGCCATGTATTGCCCCACTTGTGGGGACCCCGTACCACAGGCAGAGTCAAGCGACAACGCCCCAACTGAAGAAATGGAGACAGAAGTGTCCGATGAAAACACACCTGTAGAGACTCCTGCTGAGGAAGCAACGCTTGAAACCGCTGCCGTCCGTACGCTGAGCGATGCAGACCTTTCGGCCCTTGCCGCAGTTATTGCTGCTGCAATTAAGCCAATTGAATCAACACCTGAAGCACCTGCTGCTGAAGTTGTAGCCGAAGAAGAAGAAGTAGTTGCTGATGAAGCACCTGCTGCTGAAGACGAGGTTGCCGCTGAAGAAGTTGCTGCTGAAGAATCAACTATAGAAGCACAGGAGAACACCGTGTCTGAAAATATGTTTACAGCCGACCAAGTTGCAGCAATGATTGCGAAGGCCGCCACTAAGGCTGCTACCGAAGCAGTTGCTAATGCTAAGAAGAACGCTGTTGAGTCTTACCGTGGTGGAAACACCTTCCGTAAGGGCCTCATCAACGCTTCTACCGGAAACGACGCCTCTGACTTGTCAGAGTCGGAGGAACTGGACCCACACATGCTTGCAGAAATGAATTCTGCTGCATTCCGTAAGGTTCAGAATGAAGTATGGGGTTCTACTCCATTCTTCGCAAACAAGTTTGCTCAAGCCGACCGCGGCTTCTAAGCAATTAAAAATAAACCCCTATCCAATACATATAAGGAGAATTAGCAATGGCTAACGATTTGGAAGAGGCCTTAACTGCTGCTGGTGCTGCTGCACTAGTTCAGAAGCAGATTGACCCAGTATTGCTCGAATACCAGCGCCGCTACGCGCCGCTTGTTCGTGCTCTACCTACAGTCAAGTGGGGCTCAACAGTTTACTACTTCAACAAGCGTACAACGCTTCCTCAGGGCGGATTCGTCACTGATGGCGGTGCACGTCCAGTATCAACATCTAACTACGCACAAGAGAATTTCCAAATTCGCTTGCTGCAAAGCGTCGGTGCTGTAACTGGTTACTCACAGGCTGTAACTGCAGACTTGATTGGCGACCTTCGTGCTCGCGAAATCGAGGGTGCTGCACGTGGCCTTTACTGGGACATTGAGAATTCCCTCATCTGGGGTGCTGGTGCACCTACAGTTGCGGGACCTTACCCACAATTCGATGGACTTGACGTAATTTGCTCGTCATTCTCATCAGCATCTACTGGTGGCCCTTCACAGGGTATCGGCAACGGAACAATTGACAACTACGGTGGTGCTTCTTCATGGGGCGCTCCAGCATTCAACCCATGGGTTGATGGTGTAGACCAGAACGCAATTGACTTCGGTGGAAACAGCCTTACTCTTGGTGGACTTGACCTCCTCATTGACCTTGTTGAAAGCAACGTCGCTGAGCCTGTCGAGAACAGCGAGTGGATGTTCCTCATGTCACCTAACGCAAACAGCCGTCTTGCACAGTTGCTTGTTAACCAACAGCGCTTCATCGACCAGACTGAAATTGCAGCAGGTTTGATTGTACCTACTTACCGTGGTGTACCAATCGTCAAGACTTCGTTCTTGTCACCTCGCACAAACGCAATGTCAACTGTAACCGGTGCTGCAACAGGAACAGGAACCCTTACAGGTTCTTACACCTACGCAGTTGCACCTGTAATTGCTCGCTACGGAGAAATCCAGGCTGCAAAGACAGCAACGCTTTCACCTTCAACAAGCGCTTGCACACTTTCGTTCAGCACACCTGTTGGACCAGAAGGCGCACAGCCAACTCACTACAAGGTATACCGCGCTTCGGTTAGCAGCCCTGCTAACACGGACTTCACCCTGCTCGGTATTGTAGACGCAAACTTCCTTGACAACACTGGTGCTGCTTACGCAACTACCACAATTGTTGACAACGGAACTACGCTTACTGCCAAGAACGGTTCACACCTTCAAGGTTCAGTTCCAGCAACTTACGTCTACGGAAACGCTAACCTGCACCCACTGACTTCGGCCGGTGAGCAGAGCATCTTCCTAATGTCACGTGACCCTAACTACATCGTACGTCCATTCGTACGTGAAATGCAGGCAATCAACGTGTACCCAACTACTGCATCGCCTGACAGCCTGCCATTCGCATTCGTTGCGGACACCACGCTTGCTGTTCGTGCGCCTAAGTACATTGGTCGTCTTGCTAACGTTGCAAGTGCTTTGGACTCTAAGGCTGGTAATGGTGTACAACCTACCAACACGTCTTACAGCCCTAACTTCATCGTTGACTAATTAGGTAGAAATATTTCAGTGTGGCGGGCGGGTTCCCTCGTTCCTCCCCCGCCCGCCGCGCTGGATTTACTTTAGAAAGGTTTTACCATGGTATTACTAGCAGCAAATGAACCAGGCGGTACAGAAGGTTACACTTGGATTAAAACAGGTGACGCCGGGGCTATTGAAGTCCCACCACGCTTGGCCCACGCACTTCTTTCTATTCCTGGTGAACTTTACTATGTAGTTCAAAAGGATGTAAAAAAGGCTGAAAAAGTTGTAAAGGCTGTTGAAACAGTCGTTGCAAAGGTTGAAGAAGAAGTTGAAAAAGTTCTTCACATCCCAGCAGAAGAAACACCAGCGGCCCCAAAGGCTGCATCAAAATCTAAGCGCACAACCAAGGAGTAGTTACTATGGCAAATAACGGGTCACAATATAACGACCCCGTTTCGCTTGCCAGCGTAGCAGACCTTCAAAGGCGCTATCCTGAGTTGGTCGTCGACCTTGAACCTACTGTCATTGCTGACATTTTGGTTGAGGCGACTTCCCACTTGGAAGACCGCACTGGTCGTCGCTTGGCACCGTTTTCGGGCCACATCTATCAAGACAGACTATTCGGTATTGACCCATCTGAATATGGGAATAACGCAGACATGCCTATGGACATTTATGGTTCACTTGGCCTTTCTCAAGCCGTAGCGTTAGGTGCATCGACCCTAGTTCGACACTTCTGGCTTGACCAATTCGCACCGGTTTATCCGGAACTATGGACGTACACAATCAGGTCTATGCAGATTCTGCGTACCTACGGTGACGTTCAGCCTATCGACTTTTTGCACGGCGGAATCAAAGGCCCTGATGTAACAGACGGTCACGTCTGGATTCGTCTTGGTACTTTTGCCCCTGAAGGAAGTCGTATTGAAGTTATTTATGACGGCGGTTATACCCATGGTGTTCCCGCTTCGCTTCGTCGTGCCTGCCTTTTCCAGGCAGCAAAATTCATCATTCTTGAATTTGAACCGCAGACCCGTCGTGAAATGAATCTTGACCAAATTGACCAGCAGATTGATAACCTTATTGCCCCTTGGGTACGCGGCTAACAATGGCTAATTTAGGTGGATTTGAAGTAACCGGATTATACGATGTTCGCGTAACAATTGAAACAATGATTGAACGTGGTAAAAATTTTGCACCAGCCATGAATGCGATTACCGCTGAATTTGGTTTAATGGAAGAAGAAGTTTTTAAAGGCGGAGGAATTTCAACAACTTTTGGTGTTCACGAAAATTGGGGAAGTCTTGCTGACAAAACACTTGCAAAACGTGACAATCCAAATGACCAACCACTTATTAACCGTGGTTACCTTTTTGAAGCGGCTACTAGCCCACGCATTGAAACATTTGCAGAAAACAGCCTTCGCATAATTATTGACCCACGTAACAAACGTGCCAGTGATTCTTATTCTGAGAAAGAAAACTACGGCTTCCGTCATCAAATAGGTGCCAACCGTCCAGAACGTGTTTTTGTTGACATAACAGAAAAGTTTATGCTTATTGCAGACGAAATTGTTAGTCAATATCTTTTAGAAGATATTCGCACCAAGCCTTCCCGTGTTAACAGTAATGCTGCTGCATACGCAAAAGCAGTTCGTAAGAATAATAAAGAACACCGCATCCACATGAAGGAAGCGAATAAGGTTAAAGCGGAACGTAGGTCCCGCGAAGGCCGTGCCCCAATTGATGACCGTCCAATGACTTATGGTGAATGGGCTCACACTGTTCAACCAAAACTTACTGCAGAACAACATGAAAAAGCGCTTGCTTCAGCAAAAGACTGGCGTAGCAGGGATATGAAGTCACAAACGGAATTACGCAAAATTGAACCTGAAAGATTCGCAGTGGTTCAACAAATTGAATCTCTTGCTGCCCATTACCGAACCTATACAGATAAAAAACGATAAAGGAACATTATGGCAGCACAGCGTGATTGGTGGACAGACTGGAATTTGTCCTACCTTGATGATGCCTATGGCCCTGTTTACGGTGGGCATTCGGTCCAAGAAGCGGTTTACAATACCCTTCAAAAATGGCTACCGACTTATATAGCAGAATTTAATCGTGTTCTTGGAAGTGAAGTTTTAGAACTTCCTTTTGAATACCGTCACCGCCCCGAATTTCGCACCCTTCCAAGGAACGCGAAGGCGGCCGTTTTGGTCAGTGTCCCAACAACTGTTGGAAGTCCACAAATTTACCAAAATGCAATTCGAACAAACTTTCGTGTAGAAGCCATGGTTTATGTCTATGGAACGAAAGACTGGCAGGAAACCGAAGCGTTGACGCAGGCTTACACAGCATGCATCCGTACCTGCCTTGTACAGAAACGCGGTCTTGAAGGGTTTGCAGAAACAACCGTTTGGGATGGCGAAGAATATCTAGAAGGCGAACACAGCAGTGGTAGAACGACTGGCATTGGCCACGCTCGTTTTGTCGTGACTGTAGGCAGTGCTATGAACATGCACGGTGGCTTGCCACTACCATCCACAGCAGCACCTTCTGCATTGCCAGAAGTTGAAGCCGTAAACATCGCCGTCGAGAAGGAACCACTACAATGAGCAAGAAAAAGATTTTAATTCAGGCATCACACGTCATTTATGACGCCAGTGGCCAACCAATGTCACCCGGTTTCGTTTACAGCGTAACTGACGACGAAATAATTGATGGATACATCAAGCAAGGTTTTGCAAGTCTTGAAACTTCAGTAAGCGAAAGCGAAGTGAAGGAAGAACCCAAGAAGCCTGTAATTAACAAGAATTCAAAGACACAGGAAACTGAGTCGACCCTAACCCCACAGGAGAATAACTAATGGCTAATCAAGCCCCAGGCGTATACATTAACGTAGCCGCCAGCAGCGCAAGCACCCGTGGCAACAACCCTACCGGCACCTGGTTTGTCGTTGGTAATGCCGCAGGTGTTTCAAACATCGCAGTTCCAATTAATTCAATCGCAGACTTTACTAAGTACTTCGGTCAAATTGTTAACGGCCAGGTAACTGGTCGCTACGCAGTAAAGCCAGGCGCAGTCACTGTTGACAGCACCCTTCTTTACGACTCACTTGACGTTTTCTTCCGCGAAGGTGGAATTAACGCTTACGTTTCAAACGTTGCCCCTACTTCAACTGGTGCAACTGCAACAAGTGGTTCCAACGGTGGTAAGTTTGTTCTTACTGCTAATGGTAAGGGTGCTTGGGCAAACAGTAGCAGCGCCGGTGCAGCAGGTGTAATCCTGTCAATCACTGGAATTACTGTAAATTCAACTACTGCCTACCTTGCAACCATTGCTTACAATGGCATCACAATGGCAAGTTCACCACTTCTTGGAAGTGACACTGATGTAATTAACTGGGTAAACAGCCTTCCTGGCTATGTTTCAATGGTTACTGCTTCATCAGCATCAGCAAGTTCAATCCTTCCTTCAACTGGTTCAGTTACCAACATCTACCTAACCGGTGGAACTGACGCAGCAACTGCTGACGCAGACGTTGCAGTTGCACTTGAAGTATTCAACGAATCATTCGGACCTGGACAAGTTTCAGCACCTGGCAACACCAGCAACACCGTTTACGGAACCCTGACTAACCACGCTGCAGCATTCAACCGCGTTGCAATCCTTGACGCACCAAACAGCGCTACAGTCACAGACCTTACTGCCGCTGCAACGGTTGTTAAGTCAACTGCCAATGACCCATCCTACGCTGGCTTGTTTGCCCCCTGGTTGGTCGTTCCTGGCGTTGTATCTACCAGCCCAACCCAAACTAGCGGATTTGTATTTAACCGCACTGTACCGCCTTCAGCATTCGTTGCTGCTAACATTGCTGTAAACGACGCATCTTACGACGCTAACGTTCCAGCAGCCGGTATCGTAAATGGTTCAATTAACTACGCAGTAAACGTAACCCAAGCATGGGGCGCAGATGACCGCGGAACCCTTAATGCTGCAGGCGTAAACGTTATTAAGTTTGTACCTGGTCAAAACACCATTGCTGTTTATGGCTTCCGTTCATGTGCAGTAGACACCAACTGGGTCTACCTAAACAACGTTCGTTTCCGTATGCAAGTAATCAAGGACTTTGACAACATTGCCGAATCCTTTGTATTCCAAGAAATTGACGGTAAGGGCCACATCTTCTCGGCACTTAACGGTGCACTTTCTGGTCAATGCCAGGCATACTGGACTCGAAAGAGCATTTACGGCGATTCGCCTGCCAATGCTTTCTCAGTAAACGTTGGCCCACAAGTCAACACCCCAGCAACTATCGCTGCTGGTCAAATCAATGCTGCTGTTAACCTTCGTATGTCACCATTCGGTGAATTGGTCACTGTAAACGTGACTAAGTACGCAGTTACTTCGCCGCTTCCTTACTAATCAGTAAACTTTAATTCAAGGAGAATTTAAATGGCTACACAAGTATCAAGCCACTTTTACGGTTCAGAACAGCAGTGGCTAGCCACTTTGACTGTTGATTCAGTTGACTACGGAACTTTTGACAAGTTTGCAGGCGGAGACGTTTCTGCAGCCGTCAACAAGCACCGTCCCGGCGGAATGGGCCCAGAAATCACCTACCTATCAATGCCGACCATTTCGGACGTAACATTGACCAAGGTATACGAAACACAGCGTGACCACGACCGTCTTTCTGACCTGCACCGCGCAGTAGGAAACAAGTTGGCAACTGTCACCCTTCAACCACTTGACGACACTGGTGCCGCCTGGGGAAACCCACGCACCTACAATGGCCGAATTATTGCCGTTAAAGATGGTGGAACCGACTCGATGAGCAACGCAGCCCGTATGTTTGAGGTTGACATTGCCGTTGAAACAATCGGTGAGACTACTGCCGCTGGCACAAATACCCTTAATTCTGGTGTATAAATAGTTGCTTTTTAAGCGACTAGCAGTTAGAATTTAATGTAACCGAATCCATGGAGGAACACATGGTTGATTTTAATATTGAAAACCAAGACGGAAATGAATTTACTGCAGAGACTGCGGGGGCTGTTGCTGACGCACCAGTTGCGGAAGTAACGCCCCTGCTTTCTTTGAAGCACCGACGTGAACAGATTGTTAACGAACTATACGTTGACATTCAAGTACCACGTTGGGACGACCCAGAAATTTATGTACGATTTAAGCCAGTATCAGCAACAAAGTTGAATGCTACAATTGAAAATCGTCGCAAGCAAAAAGGCAACGACTGGTCATTCTTGGCCAATGCCGACATGCTTGTCGATTCATGCGTTGGTATTTTTGCAGTTGTTGATGGCGACTTTGACAACAAGTTATCACTTCGTAGTGATAACCCCAATGGCACCTGGACCAAGTTCGACCTCGACCTTGCCAAGGCCCTTGGGATTGAAGCGGTTCGTGCTGTAGACGCTTGCGTAGCACTTTACTTGACAGAAGGCGACCTTATTGACGCCGCTAATCGTCTGTTTAAGTGGAGTAATATCGCGAACGACGAAGCCGACGAAACTTTTTAAAGTCCCTGGATTCAGACCCCCACATTGAAACGGGGGCATACGCGATACTTCTTGGATTAGAACCGCGTAATATTCTGAACCGGGGCACCGTTGACTACTTGATTGACATTGCTTTAATGCAAAAAGCGATGACAATGGACGGTGAAAAAAAAGTAGAAGAAATTAAAGTTCTTGCGGAATTGATTGGCCTAGAAGTCGCGAAAACAATTGCAAAAATCTTCTAAACCACCTTTCCGCCTGTAACGCAATCAGGCGGCAGACCAATAGCCGCTACCCCACGCCGGGTAGCGGCTTTCTCCTTTTAAGGCACTTTTATGGCAAGTAAAGACAACAATGTAAATGTAAATGTGACCGGTAACACGAAGAAATTCGTGGAGGCAATGCAAAATGCCGCAAAGGAAAATAAGAATTTTGTAGATTCTGCAATTGTTACCGACGAAGCAGTTAAGGGTCTTGCTGACAGTTTTCAAATAGAAGCCGGTCAAATTAAAGAAGTACTTCCATTGATGATGAAGAACCGTGAAGTTCTTCAAAGAATGGGATACGACACAACTTTACTTACCGACCTTACGGATAAGTTAACTAATTCCACCGTTAGAAATAACCGTGTTTGGCAACAAAACTATGAAACTAAGCGCAAGGTCATCACAATGGATGACCGTCTTGCTATTGCTGACGAACGTATTGCACAGCGCCAAGCAGATGTAACACGTTCACTTGAAGCACAAAATGTAGGTTATTCAACCACATACAAAAACCTTACAAAACTAGAATCATTTGGAACCCCCGCCGTTTTGAAGGCGGGTACTTGGGGTGCGTTTGCACTAGGTGGTGTTGCTTACGAAGGTATTAAGCAATACATGAACTTCGATAAGTTAATGACCCAATCTGTAACACAGGCGGGTATTAACAAGAAGGAACTTCCCTGGCTTAATCAAACGGCACTAGACATTGCTAAGAAAACTGGTGTCAGCCTTACCGACATGGCTGACATTATTTACCGTGCCGCTTCTGGTACGGCTTCCTGGAATGACGGTCTAGGTGCTACAAAGACGCAATTAAAAGACGTCGTAGACATGGTTGCAAAACTTAGCGTTGTTGGAAATATTGCTGGTGGTCAAGCAACTGAACAATCTTCACGTGTACTTACTTCTTTGATTAACGCTGGTATGAAGGACATTGGTCAAATGTCCAACAAAAATGCTGCAAACTACAACAAAAATGCCGTAGAAAAGGCAGCAGAACTTTACAATGCTGCCATTGGTGCTGGTGACATTAAACCAAGCGAACTTATTTCCGCAATGTCCCGTGGTTTGATGCAGTCTGCAAAAGCAAACGGAATGTCCGCAAGGGACACGCTTGCTTGGGTTGACCTAATGACTTCTATGGGTAGTACTGGTTCAGTTGCTGGTACAAAAGTAACTACCGGTATTAACCAACTTGCTAACCCTACACAACAGGGTGCAAAGGCATTGGCTATCATTGGTATTAAACCTGGTGAATTGCAAAAAATTATGTCCGGTAATGCCACATATCAAGGGCAAAGTGGACTTTATGGTGCTGTTCTTGACCTTAGAAACAAGATTCAGGTAATGAATCCTTTTGCCAATTACCCTAAATATAAGGGTGCTGGTGGAAAACAGGGTGCCATTAATCAATTAGAATCATGGGGCGTTAATCAAATTACGCCAGAATTCCTTTCTAGATGGATGGCTGGAAAACTTTCTGCAACAGACCAGATGTTTGCAACATCGCAAATTCTTACCAAGTCGTTTGGTGGTTCAAAGCAGTTCGCTACCATTGCAACGCTTCTTGAAAACCCTGACAAACTTAAGGGAATTCTTGATTACTTCTCTACGCACGCAACCAAGAAATCTTTGGACGCTTCGATTCAAGAAGGTATGAATACACCTGCCGTGCAATTCAACAAAATGATACGTGGATTCCAAGTGGACCTTGTTGAAATTGGAAAAGCCATTACCCCCGCATTCCTTAAGATGGGCAAGGCGCTTCTTGGCGTAGTTGACTGGCTTACAAAAACAAAAGTAGTTCTTATCCCACTGGTCACCGTTATTGGTGGCCTTATTGTTGCTGCCGGATTATCAAAACTTGCTGGTGTTCTAAGGGGTGGATACGGCCTTATTGGTGGAATCATCAAGGGTAAAAACAGTCTGTTTGGAAAACTTGCTGGCGAAGACACTACAACTGGCCGTTACAGGACTTTTGGCCGTTTTTCTAAAACAAGAAATGAATTCACCCGCATGGCGGACCTTAACGCAGCAAAGATTGCTGAAAAACAAGGTCAGGACATTCTTAAATTTGGTGGTTTTATTGACGAATTTGGCGCTATTGTTCGTGGCGAAAGCCGCGGTGGTGGTAGCGGTGGTGGAAGCCTTAAAAGCAAACTTGAAAAAGATGCCGAAAAGAAACTTGTCAAAGAAGCAGAACAAAAGGGTTTAAGCACGGTTGAAAAAGACCTGCTTAACAAAGCCGGAAGCAATGTAGTTAGTAAGTCCGCTATTCGCACAGCACTTGCTGACAGCAAACTAGAAGGATTTGGCAAGGGGTACGGAAAAGGCGCTAAGGGAATCATTGACGAAACCTTTAGCAAACTTAACTTTGGTCGTGGTGGACTTGTTGGTGATGCTGAAAAAGTTGTATCAAAAGAAGCACCAGAAGTTCTAGAAAAAGTTGGTGGTCGTTTTCTTGGTGGTGGTTTAATGTCTGGCGCTGGCGACCTTCTTGGTGGCGGTTTAATGTCTGGCGCTGGCGACCTTCTTGGTGGCGTACTAGGCGGACCAATTGGAATGATTGCCATGACGGCACTTGCACCAATGATTACACCAATGATTGGAAAGGCGCTTGGCGGCCTAGTAAATATGTTTGGTGGCGGAAAGCCTACTGTTACTAGCCCAAATGCAAATACTACTCGTGTTAAGTTAACCGCCGCACAGCAAGCATTGCAGGATGCGCAAAATCAACTTGCGTCTGACATGCTATCTGGTAAGGATACGACAAAAGACCTTCAAAACATTGCAAAACTTCAAGGCAAAATTACTGGACTTTCCGGTGGCCTTGCATGGGAAAGTGGAAAAAACGGATTCAAACACGTTTATGGCGCTTTCAAAAGCATGGTTAGCCTAAAAGCAATGGAACAATCGCTTTTAACAAAAGACAAAAGTGGAATTTATAGCATGAAATCCGGTGGTTGGGACAAGATTTTTAATTCACCCCAATTCAAATCCCTTCCGCCAGACCTTCAAAAAGCACTTAAAATTGGTGACATAACAAGATTCAACAAGGCACTTTCTGCAAACAAAAATAGTTATGCAAATGTTCTTGGTGCAAATTTTAGAAGTGACATTCTTAATGCAGATTCAAACTGGTTTAACCGTGGTGCTGCCGCAAAATCTGCTAAGGGTGTTTCTGGATTTATAAACAAATTCATCAAAAAAGATTACATGTCTTACGGAAGTCCGGAACAAGCACGTTCCAATTACTCCACTGAAATGTATGCTTCGCTTAGGGCAACTGCTATGGCTGGCATTGAAAGTTCACGTGCAAAGAATTCCACTGGCGCTGTTAGGGCTGCTTACGAAAAACAAGCAAAGGAACTTACGAAAACTGCTGCAAACCTTCAAAAGGGTGCTGAAGCATTGGCTAAAAAGGCTAGGCTTGACCCTGCAGACATTAAGGCTCAGGCAGATGCAGCGGCACAAGCCAACAAGGCTGTTTACAAAGAAGTTGGTCTTACGGCTGATGCCTTTAGCGCGGCAATGGTTTCTGCGATTAATACCGCAGCCGGTGGTCTAGCGACTATTGTTAACAATCAGAATTCTGGAAAACACGCAAGGAAATAGGCTATAAATGGCAACAGTTACTAATAGGCTAGTCACCCTTGAACCAGACACGTATGCCAACACCGCAAATGGTGTTACTGGCAGTCGTTCTGCTGGTACGGGTTTTTATAACATAACAATGGGTCTGGTTGATAATGCATTGTATGGACCAATTACTTCTGGTGGTTGGCAGGTTGTTGACCGTCCAAAGCAGGTATCTGCAACACAATGGATGGACCGTGCACCGTACAAACTTGAATTTACGGGAATCCTTGATTCATCAGTGACTGCACCAACCGGCAGTTCTAGCACTGTTGAAACAGACTGTGCACAACTAGAACTTTGGATGGAACCATTAAAAGGCCTTCTTGAACCACCTTCAATACAGGTTGATGGGCCTTTGCCTGGAACAAGCCGAACATGGGTTCTTTTTGCGATTGAATTTCAAGACGCAATTCGTGACTTTACTACTGGTCTTAGAATTCAGCAACAGGTAAAAATTACACTTTACGAATACAACCCGCCGCTTGCAACTGCTACCCACACTTCTAATTATTCCCCCGCGGACGCGTGGACACAAAACAACCTTGCTGGTGTTAATTCCTCAAAGAACCCAACACCAAACCTAAAGGGAACACCACTTTCCTTTGCTGTTAATACAGGTGCTACAAACACAAGTACTGCTGGCGTAAACACGTCTTACGCACCTAACCTTACAAAGCCATCATACAAACTTTACGTTGTAAAAAATGGTGATACACTTGATAGTATTGTAGGTAAAATGGGTGCTGATTATGGCAACCAAATACTTGCAGTAAACGGTATACGTGACCCTGCTGTATTTCAATACATGCTGGGCGAAACAATTATCCTACCTTAATTATGGCAATAAAAGCAAAAGCACCAGCAACTAAAAAATCAACAGCAACACCATCAAAGAAGAACACGACACCTGGCGCCCCAGCACAAGGAACAACGGATGGCATTACTACTACCACAACAATTGTTCCGCATTCAACTACCACAACGCCAACCACGGCAGTAACAACTGCTGGTTTTGGGCCTTTTAGTCTTGAAACGTTTACCCTTGTAAACCCAAAGACTAATAAAGAATCTTCTGTACCAGTTGACTACCGCCTTGCTCTTGGTAATGCAATCCTTCAAAAAACCATTATGGGTGCATCAACGCTTACGCTTCAATTAAACGACCCAAACCGTCAACTTATTAAAAGTATTGTTGCCCAGGGAACAACCCTTACAATTAAAGAAGGAACAAAAAGTCTTAGGTTTACCCTAGTTCAATTTGTAAAAGCATCTGACCAAATTCAGTTAATATTTGAATCTGAAACAATTTATCGTCTGCGAAACCAGCGCGGTGTTATTGCGACCACAACTGGAACTGGCGTAACACCATTTATGCATGGTTTGGTAACTGCACTAAATAAGGGTAAAAAAACAACAGACCCTACCTATATTGGCTTCAATGCAGTTGACTATGCAACAACCTGGTCAAAATTGGCAGGAAATTCAAAGAAGCCAATTGTTCAGATTGGCCTTGGTCGTGGAACCACCACTGACCCAGCAGAAGATTCTTGGACGGCGATGACCAGAATTGCATCTGGTATTGGTTGGCGTTTGTGGGAAAATGAAAACACCATTTATTTTGGACCAGATGAATACTGGCTTGGTCTTCTTACCGAAAAAAAGGTAGGCGGAAAAAACGTTGCTGTACCACCAATTAACCTGATGAAAGGTGCTAATGCACCAGTTCAAATTCTTCAGGAATGGAGTGACACGGGTGTTCAATTGATTGACTATGACTGGGATGTTGGAAAGCCATACGCCCAGGCAACCGTAACTGCACTTTTGGACAACTGGCAATACAACCTAGGTGAAATTGTTAACGTATCAAACCTTGGTCCCGGAAGCGGTTACTGGATGGTATCTGGTATGCAACGTGACATGTTTCTTCCGCAGGCAACAATTACCCTTCAGGTGCCAATGCCGTTTGCTTCGGTTTATGACCCAACATCTGCACCATTGCCAGGATTCCCACTAACAGCAGCAACAATTCTTTAGGATTTAAAATGCGTTCAAATGATGCTTCTGTAATGCTTCAATCAATACTTTCTAACGGTTCGCCTGTTTATGTAAACGCGACCCAGTACGAAGGTGTTTACTACGGATATGTTCACCAGACCCACGCAACTACGGGGTCAATTCCAGTGGGCCAAATGACGCTTGTAATTCCAGGAATTAGTTCAGACCATGTTTGGGGTCCTGTTCCATACCCAGGTGCCTATCCACCACCCCTGAAAACCACATGCTCGCTTTCATGGGGAATTGACAATAACCCTGTAGTTTTGGCTTTTTATGGCTTTAGCGCAGGAATAGTTCACTACGGTGCAGGCTACCCAAGTTCTTCGGTTGGAAATATTGGTGATATTTACATTGATACCCAAGGCGTTGTTTATAACGGTCCCACCATTGTTCACCAGGGTCCAAACATCTATGGGCCAAAAACAAGTAGTGGCTGGGGAAACCCTACACCCATCGCTTAAATCCTTGATTTAATGCAATTCATGGTGTAAGGTTCTACTATGATAAGCATCTTTACGCCCACCCACAACCCAAAATATCTGGACCAGGCTTACGAAAGTCTTAAAAACCAGACTTATACAGCATGGGAATGGGTGGTGTTACTTAATGGTGACGCTAAGTGGAACCGTCCAGAATATGACGACCGCGTTGTTATCATTAAGGCAAGCAAAAAAAGTGAAGGATTTGTTGGCGCTTTAAAGCGCGAAGCAGTCAGTCATTGCGTTGGCGAAATCCTTGTGGAATTAGACCACGACGACATTCTTATGCCAAACGCACTGGAAGTGCTTGCACAAGCCTTTGCTGAAAACCCAGATGCTTCCTTTGTTTATTCTGATTTTTCCTACATTAACGAAGATGGCACACCAAGCAATCACCGTTATTCTTCCGAATATGGCTGGGAATACCATGTAGAAGATGGCTACAACGTTTGCCATGGCATGGAACCAAGCCCACACAACGTTTCTTTGATTTGGTATGCACCAAACCACGTTCGTGCTTTCCGTAAGTCTTCTTACAAAGATGCCGGTGGTTACGACGAAAAATTAAAAGTTTTGGACGACCAAGACCTTATGGCGCGTTTGTTCATTCAGGGTGAATTTGTTCACGTAAAAAAGAACCTTTACCTGCAAAGAATGCACGAAGAAAACACGCAATCAAAGTCTGACATTAACCCATTCATTCAAACCGAAACCGTAAGAATGAATAACGTTAATCTTCAGCCTATGCTTCTTGCCTGGTCAAAGCGCAATAATCTTATGGCAATCGACATGGGTGCTGCACATAATCCAACACCAGGATACGCAACGCTTGACATGCACGAACCAGCAGACCTTGTTGGTGATGTTTTTGACATTCTTGCAAGCCTTGACGACAACAGTGTTGGTGTTATCCGCGCAGTTGACTTCCTGGAACACATCCCAGACAAAGTGCGTATTTGGAACGAAATGTATCGCGTCCTTGCCCACGGCGGAATGGTCCTAAGCCTTACACCTAGCACAGATGGACGTGGTGCTTTCCAAGACCCAACGCACAATTCTTTTTACAACGAAAATAGTTTCTGGTATTTTGCAGATGAAAACTACCGCAAGTACGTTCCAGAACTAAAGATGGACTTTCAAGCCGTTACGCTTCAAACATACTTCCCAAGCGAATGGCACAAAAAACACAATATTTCCTACGTAAACGCAAACCTTATTGCACTTAAGGGTGGTGAGCGTCAAGGAGGAAGACTAGGAATCTAAAATGGCAGAACCAATATCTGAACTTTATGCTTCATGGGCAAATGAAACAGGAATTGTACTTAACTGGACTGCAGCATCAGACGTTACCACTGGTTCACAATACGTTGTTTATGTTCTGCAGAATCCTTCAAACCCTTTTCCAACATGGTCAAAGGTAAGCACATTAGGTTCTAATGTTTCTTTTGCGCCTTCTTCTTCAACCTACACGCTGACAAACCCTGTAAATACCTACACTTTTCCGCAACAAAAAATAGAACAACTTAACCTAATAGGTGTTGTTGCTCCAAATTCTTTTGCTTTTAGCGTTATTCACATTGACGTTAATGGTGTAGAAAGCACCCCAGTTAATATCTGCGTATTTAAGGCACCAACAGTATTCCGCTACGGTGTTCCACACCTTACAAACGGAATAGTTGTTGACCCGTGGAATCAATTTGAAGTAAATGTGCAAGATTCCTACGCAGAAATTTCAAGCAATGTCGCAATGTATATGGGAACAGAACGTGGTCAAAGAACCGCAGTTCCTTCCTTTGGAATTATGGACCTTCCTTTTTCCGACATTAATACTTCGCAAATTCAAAAAGAACTGTTTAAGTGGGAACCACGCGCAACGGTTTCTGTAACGGTTAAGTATGATGACAAAAACCAAGCAGTATTAAATGTAAATGTTCAAACAAATTCTAACGGTGAATAATGGCCTATATTAACCTTCCTGTAGTAACAGACACAAACGTCTTAGTTCAACAAGCACTTAACAATCTGGCCAGCAATATTCCTGGCTGGATTCCACGCGAAGGAAACCTAGAAGTTCTTCTGTTAGAACAATTTGCAATTATGGCTTCAGAAGCAGCAACGGTTGCTTCTAATGTTCCCGATGTTATTTTTGAATACTTCGGTGGACTTGTTGGAATTACGCCAAATACAGGTGCAAACGCAACCATTCAAACCACATGGACGCTTGTAAGCGCTGCTGGTAATGGTGGTTACACCATTCCCGCGGGAACTATTGCTGGATTTTTTTACGGCGGTGCGGCATATCAATTCCAGACTATTGCCGACTACACAATCCCAATGAATTCAACTACTGGTTCAATTCAGATGCAGGCAGTTTCAGTGGGTTCTGTTTACAATATTCAAAACCTTTCACAGTTGAATGTTCTTTCTACGTACCTTCAACTTACAACGCCAAACCCAAATGTAGTAAGTATTCTTATTACAGCAACCGCGGCAACAGACCCTACGCAAACGCTTGGTGTTGATGCTGAAACATCTGAACAATTCTTAAATCGTCTAACTGCTGAATTGCAACTATTGGCACCACGTCCAATTACCCCAAGTGACTTTGCATTGTTTTCACAAAATGTTGCTGGGGTATATCGTGCTTTGGCTTTTGACGGATTCAATCCATTTACAAATAGGCTTACAACTGCTGATGCAAACCTTCTAACTGCAGCAACTTCTTCTTCCGCCCCCGCAAATTGGGGCGTAGTTGGAAACGGAACCGCAACTGTTCCTGCGCTTTCAACCCCTGGAACATCACCAGCAAACTATCTTCAGATAACTTCTACTGGAACTGCACTTTTAAATAACGTACCATTTAATGCCGCGGCTTCTGAAGGCAGTAATACAATTGTTATAAATGTAGGCACAGGACCAACTTTTAGCAATAGTACTATTAGCGGAACTAACCCAGCATTTGTTCTTATTAAAGATTCTACTAACGGTAATGAAATCGTTATGGTTACTGCTGCTTCTGCAAAAGCGGGTAGTGGTGCCGGTGCTACACAAACACTTACCATTGCGTCAGATGGTACTCAAATAGCACATGACACAAGCGCAACTGCAACCCTTCTTCAGGGTGCATCACTGCCACTAGTCGTAAGTCTTTCCGCAAATGCAGATTACTACCAAGCAGCAACTGTTATTGAAGCAGGTAATGCTACAACTGCTACTGACGAAGCATACGTTGTTTCAGTTGCCACATACGTAGATGGTTCCGTGGAAGTATTTTCTTCTACGAACATTGCCGATTCTTCGCTTCACACGTACACTTCTGGAACTAAGACAATTGTTTGCAACATTGAATCCGCAAACTATTCATCTAGTTCCGCACTTGCTTTTGATGCCGCTGTAACAAGCACGTACACAAACTTAAAACCATACATTGTTTCGGTTCAATCGTACGTTCTTCTTAACACAACGCAAACAACCAAAACGCACAAAGTGCTTTACAATTCTTTGAATCAAGTTCAACTTGCGTTAACGCCAACGGGAAGCCTGACAATTTCTTCAGACGACCCAACTGCAACCACAAGTAGTTACAACTTTATTCCTGACGCAACGTTTAGTGACTACCTGTACACAAATGGTAGTTCCGCTTCATGGACAAACCCTGCTGGAACAACAATCCTTCCAAATTACGGTGTTCAATACTTAGGAACAGGAAGTGCTAACGGAAGCAATATTACAGTTGCTTCTCAAATCTTTAACCTTTCTTCAGTTCCTTTAGACACCATGGCAACAACGCGTACATACACATTGTTTGCAAATGTTGATGCTAGTTACACAACAAATTCTACGTATTCAGACATTTTTGTTGAAGTTGTAGATGTTGCTACAAACACCGTTCTTGCTACCTTGACACCGACACAGGCAATTGCCGGAACGTTAGTTTCTACCTTTACGCTTTCCGCACCAAAGGATGTTCAAGTAAAAATTATTTTTGGGACTGGATTAAAGGTCCCACTTGGCGAAAGTGTTATTGTTGCTAATGTTGGCGTTCTTTCTGGAACCTACATTGTTTCAACGCTTCCTGAATACGAACAAGACAACTATTTCTGGACCCCTGGTGGTCTTTATGACCCAAATACATTCAACTACCCACGCAATGTAACAGTTGCGCCAGTTGATGTAAATGGACTTTCTG